TACACATAAACAATATGATATCGTCGTAGATGCAAGTCTAGATCAAGTTGTGCCTGGTGTTAAGTCTGGTACTACAAACCGCCTTACAGACACAACCTACAAAGTAACAGATACACCAGCATACTATGTTAAGTTGAGCTCTAATATATCTGTTAATGTAGGTGATACTATAACACAGACTACTTCAGGGGCTACTGTAACTGTTATTGGAATAGATAATCCAGACACTGGATATGTACTAATTAACTATTTTTATCCTAACCAATTCCAATTCACTAATTATATTGTACAGTTAAGTGGACCTATCAACACTGTGCCAGGTGACATAATCACACAACCTAGCAGTGGCGCAAACCTAACAGTTATATACGAAGTTGACAACAACGCAAACGTGACATTTAGGTATAACACAGTTACAGGATTAGATATAGGTGTCGGCAACGTAAGTCTAAATGGTGTAGACACTGGTATCTACCCACAATTGGTAGTATTAAACAGCAATGGATATAGTAACCTGGCTATTAATGGTTCTTATACTCATAGCGTATACCCAGTCGCTGTAAAATTAACAGGCAGTACGGACTCTGCAGGTAATATTACTATTGCGGCTAATACCACTCTTGCAACCACTGAAACCTGGTATAATTTAGGTGCTAATGTTGCCACTGATGGCACAGGATTTAATGGCTCTACAAGTGTCCCAGTAACATATCTAAAACAACAAGTGGCCATGTACAACGTAGGATTAAAAACAGAAGATTGGCAGGAATTAGTCTTGCCGGCGGTAAATATACTAATAACTGAAGATAATGTAGTAATTATAGAGGAATAGCAATGACAATTAAAATAAGTCAATTGGGCAATTTAACAGCGTTTACAGATGGTACTATTATACCTGTAGTAGATACCAGCTCTACCTATGCAACTAAACGAGCTAACGCAGCAATACTTAAATCTTATGTATTGGGAACTACTCTATCAGACATATCTAGTACAAAGTCTGATGTTTTAAGTTTACAGTCCAATGTCTCTACTCTACAAAGCGATTTATCAATAACACAGGTAAACGTTGCACAGGCACAGATAGATATAGCATCCTTATACAGCAATGCCGCAACCCAATCTGGGCAACTTTCAAGCCTAAGTAATACACTCAACAATACTATTACAAATCTAGGTACAGTAACAGGCAAGCAAATAGCGGATGAAGCAAATATAGCCATTTTACAGGCATCTTTAGCCAGTGATGAAGCAAATATAGCTATATTACAAGGTAGTCTAAGCATGGATACTGTTGCTATCGAGGCTAATATACAAGCACTACAATCATCTGTTGCAGATAATACCGGGAACATAGCAGTTTTACAGGCATCTTTAGCCAGTGATGAAGCAAATATAGCTACTAATCAAAGTTATATATCAAGTTTACAAACGTCTGTGGGCATTTTAGCTGGTCAATTTCCAACATTTGCTAACGGCTCGTTGCCCGCACATCCAACAGATGCAGGCAATACTTATGATATAAGATATGATACAGATTGGGTCTATATATGCGTGGCTACCAACAGTTGGATAAGGGTGGCACGTGATAAAACCTGGACATAAGGGCATAATTACAATTGATTAATCGAATAAATAAAGATATGGACAAAAAAATGGAAGAAATCAACAGTCAGGAAACGGCACCTAAAAAGAATCCCAATGAATATGGGGGTATTTTAGTAGAAGGCCATCTTAAGATATTTGATCCTGAAACTACACAGGTGTTTGTTCAGGAGAGGGCATAATATGATAACAATGTCTAATCTTAAGATAACAGGATTTCTTAAAATTTACGATCCAGAAACCCAAGAGGTTTTTGTAGATAAAAGCAATGCCATTCACTATGAAAATCTTAGTGAAGCTATTGCCTATAGTTTGTGCAATAAGAGCACAAACTTTATATCAGAGATGCACTTTGGTAACGGCGGTACTACAGTTGATCCAACAGGTGTTATTACATACCTACCAACCAATACCAATGTACAGAATGCTGACTTGTACAGTCCGCAATATTACAAAATTGTTGATGATACTAATGCAGCAAATACAGATCCTTTACGTAACAAAATGACGGTTGGCCATGTGCCCGGTCAAGTTTATAGCGATATACTTGTAAGTTGCCTGTTAGATTACGGCGAGCCACAAGGACAAGCGGCTTTCGATAATAGTCAAGACCTTAATGGTCAGTTCGTGTTTGACGAACTTGGTCTTAAGGGTTATACAGCAGCAGGGTTAGGACAAGGAAAACTTTTAACCCACGTGATTTTTAGTCCCGTGCAAAAATCATTGAATAGGTTAATACAGATAGATTATACGGTGCGCATACAGACATTAACTTCATTGTCTAGTGTGTCATAAAAATAGGAACTAGGAGCAGAAATGGCTTATAATATAACAACAACCGCAGGCGTCTTACTAGGAACGATAGCAGACGGTACACTTAATACATCGGCTACTAGCCTAAGTCTAGTTGGACGTAATTATCCTAATTATGGTCAAGTAATGACCGATAATTTGGTACATCTATTAGAGAATTTTGCTAATACCAACACAACACCAGGCACAGATGGGCCTCCTGTCAATCCTATTCCAGGTCAATTATATTTTGATCTAACAAATAAAAAATTATTAGTACGTGCAGATGCTAACACATGGAAACCAGTTAATGGTGCAACAGCACAAAGTACTGCTCCTAGCAGTCAGGTACCTGGTGATCTATGGTGGGATACCATTAACGAACAGTTATATGCCGGCAACGGATCAACTTGGATACTAATTGGTCCAGGAAGTCCTAAAGGTAAGAAGAGTGGTGCAATCTATGAACAGATTACAGATACACTAAGCAACAGTCATGATGTTGTTTCTTTATATTTAGACAATGTAAGAATTGAAATAATTAGCAAAGACACTGCATTTACTCCACTACCAACATTAACTGGTTTTTCAATCGTTAGTCCAGGATTAAATGCCAATACAAGTGTAGGTAATGGCACACTATGGGCAACAGCAAACAATGCTAGTTACCTAAATGGTTATAGCAGCAGTCAATTCTTTAAAACTACTGGCAATAACAGTGGCACTGGCACATTAAGTATCGTTAATAATAATGGTATTGCCATTGGTACAAGTGGTGATTTAACACTTAGTGTTGACGCAAGCCATAACGCATATATTACAAATAATAATAATTCACAGATAATTGGTATGTATGTTAATAGCAAATACATAACGATTAATGGATCAACTGGTGCTATTGAAGTATCAAATGATCCTTCAACCCTACAAGGTGTTGCTACTAAAAACTATGTTGACAACAAGTTTACTAACACTAATTTATTAGGCGTACCAACAGCAACAACAGCCGCGCCGGGCACAAATACAACACAGCTAGCAACAACGGCATTTGTATATACTGCTAACGTAACTTTAAAATCTTATGTAGATGGCCAGATAGCACTAAAGGCACCATTAGCAAGTCCAGCTCTTACAGGTACACCTACAGCACCTACACCAGCTGCCGGTGATAATGATACAAGTATTGCTACTACAGCATTTGTTACAACAGCAAATGTTGGAATGAAGGCTTATGTAGACAGCGTAAGCGCATTAAAGGCACCATTAGCAAGTCCAGCTCTTACAGGTACACCTACAGCACCTACACCAGATGCCGGTGATAATGATACAAGTATTGCTACAACAGCTTTTGTAGCCACTGCTAATGTAACATTGGCCAGCTATGTAGATGGCAAATATGCACCAATTAACAACGCAGCTTTAACAGGTACACCAGTTGCACCAACAGCACCAGCTGGAACAAACTCAACACAATTAGCAACGACAGCGTTTGTTAGTTCTGCTAATTTAACAATGAAGGGTTATGTAGATGGTATCACTGGTAGTTTACTTGACGGTCTTAATTTAAAAGCAAACATTGCTAGTCCATCATTAACTGGCGTCCCTCAATCTATTACGATGCCTTTAACAACAGCCAATACTTCTATTGCTACTACACAGTTTGTACAAAATGCAGTAAATGAGGTTGTTGCAAACCTAAATGCGTTTACTACAAATATTATCCAACAGGGTAATAGTAAGATGGAAATATTAGATAGTGGTTCTGGCTCTGCTAACCTAGCTATAGATGGTATAAATGTATTGACAGCAACTAGTAGTGGCGTAATATTAAGAAATGGTGCTACTGCTGTAACACAATTACAAACGGACAACAGCACATCAGTAGCTACAACAGCTTATGTTAGATTAGCCGCAAAACGTTGGGATGGTAGTGCTAAATTTGTAAGCACAGATGCACCTAATCCAGGCATTAATGATGTTGGATCTATAGATGGAGACTTTTGGTTCCAACGCGAAGCATAATAATATAAATTTTAACAGGTAATAGACATGTCATATACAGTAACTACAACAGCAGGATCAACATTAGCCACTATAGCAGATGGTACCGTTAATAGTTCTGCAACTAGTTTAACACTAATAGGAAAAAACTATACAGGCTATGGTATTTTTCTAAATGAAAACTATGTTAAGCTATTAGAGAACTTTAGCAATGGTAGCTCACCATCAGCACCAGTTACTGGGCAATTATGGTATGATACTAAAAACCAATCTTTAAAAATTTATAATGGTACATCCTGGAAACCAGTAAGTGGTAGTAATAGTACAGCAAGTACACCAGCAAATCCACAAATAGGTGACGTTTGGTGGGATTTAAATGTAGGACAATTAAAAGTATATAGTGGCCCAACAAATGGTTGGGTAGTAGTAGGCCCAGTTAAAACTTCATCTACTAGTGGTACTACCGGTCCAGCCGTTGAAAGTATTGTAGATACAAACGGCACCGCTCACGATGTAATTAAATTCTATGTGGGTAGTACAGTTATTGCTATTATAAGCAAAGATGCTGTATTTACACCAGGTTCTAGCTACACTATCAGTGGTTTTAGTAAAATTACACCTGGACTTAACTTAATAAGCAGTGGTGCGGGTGGTATTACTGGTGCAAGGTATACAGGTGATTCAAACGTAGCACTAACGCTAAATGGATTTACACAGAGTAATTTCTTAAGAAGCGACGCAGATGCAACATCTACACATACAGTGACAGTTAATCAATTAAAAATTAATAATGATTTAACCGTGGCTACAAGTGGTGCGGCAACACAATTTACAGGCACAACAACTGGTAATAACCTAGACTTCTTAGTAAAACTGCCAGTTGGTGGAACCACTAAAGCATTAAGTCTAAGTGGTACATCGGGTAACGTCAGTTTTGCGGTACCATTAGGTATTACAAGCGGTGGTACTGGTGCAACAACGGCAGCTCAGGCAGTTACTAATCTAGGTTTAGGTAATCTTGCATTAATAAATTCTGATAATCTAAGTATTGTTGGTATTGCAACAATAAAAGTGGCAAACATTGCCTATGCAAATATCCAAGGTGGTATTATATCAGGTATCCAATCTTTAGCGGTAGCATATGGCGGTACTGGTGGCGCAGATCCAATTTCAGCAAGAAATAATTTAGGTGCAGCAGGATCAGGTATTAACAATGACATTACACAGATTACTGGCTTAACTACTGCATTAACCATTGTACAAGGTGGTACAGGTGCCGTAACATCAACAGCAGCTAGAAACAATCTAGGTTTAGGTGATATTGGTTTACAAAACGCAAACAGCTTGTCAATGATTACAGGTGTTAGCACAGTAGTAGGTGCACCAATTGCGCCAACAGCTAATGTTAATACAAGTAATACTCAAGTAGCAACAACAAGTTTCGTAAGAAGTGCTATTATCCAGTTTGGTAATCCTAATTTAGCAACACAGACATGGGCAAACGTACAAGCATCAAGAAACCATAGTACTGTTTATACAAATTCAGGTACTTTGCCTATAACCGTATATGTACATGTTGCGTTTAGTGCCTCAGCTTATGGATCGAATTTATCAGGCTATGTGGGTATAACTAATCCACCTACTACCGAGGTAGCATTTTCTCGTGATAACGGTAGTGCAAATGCTACTTCTATTGAAGTTGCTGTTAGTTTTGTTGTACCAGTGGGACAATACTATCAAATTATACCAAGAAATAGTTCAGGAGTAGCAGTAACAGGCACTAACTGTATTATTAAATCTTGGAACGAATTAAAATAAAAGTACTTATTAGGTAGATCAAATGCCATATCAAATTAACAATACTTCTGGTACGCAGGTAGCAATAGTAACAGATGGAACAATAGATACACAATCAACTAGTCTTGCCTTAATAGGCAAAAACTATGCTGGTTATGGCAATTTTCTAAATGAAAATTTCGTAACACTACTAGAAAATTTTAGTAATCCAACCGCACCCCTTAAACCGCTCGAAGGTCAACTATGGTACGATAGTTTCAATAGTGTATTAAATGTCTATGTAAATAGTGCATGGAAACACATAGCAAGCAGTACCGCAGCTAATTCAAGCCCAACTAATCCTAATAATGGTGATTTATGGTTTGATACAACTAATCTACAGTTAAAAGTATATAGCGCATCTACAGCAGGTTGGGTAACTATAGGACCTACTTATGGCAGTGCTAATGGCACTACTGGTGCAATAGTAGAAACTGTATTAGATACAGTTGGGGTTAACCACGACCTTGTAAAATTCTATGCCAACGATACAGTAGTAGCTATTATATCAGATGTTACATTTACACCTGCAACAACAATATCAGGATTCTCAGTAATTCAGCCTGGTATAAATCTAGTAAGTACTAATGTTGTACCTAATGCACAGATAACAGGCAATGCAGCCAGTGCGGCGTCATTAAATGGTTTAAGTTCTAGCGTATTTTTAAGAAACGATCAAAGCACAGTATTAAATTATACGTTTCAAGCCAATGAGTTTGATGTTAATTCTACACTAAAATTAACAACAGCCTCACCTGTTGCTAAGATAACAAATTCCGACCTAAATGGCACAACAGAATTTTGGGTGAACACCGCAGGCACACAGACTAAAGTTTTAACTGTTGATGCGGCATCTGCTAGTATAATTTTAACAACACCGTTAGCTGTAGCTAGTGGTGGTACAGGCGCAACTACGGCATCAGCTGCAAGAAGTAACTTGGGATTAAGTGCAATAGCAACCGCAAGTACTGGTAGTAAAGGTGATGTAACTGTTAGTGCAGACGGTAGTATATGGACTGTTGTACAATCTTCAGTGTCAACTCCCGGAAAGATACAGATCGCAACTAGTTATGAAGCTGGTGTAGGTACAGACAATACCAAAGCAATTACACCTGCAGCATTAAGCTATGTATTATCTTCTGGTTTAGATATTATTTCTGCAACTACATCAGCAGCGGGTATAGTAAGACTTGCTACTAGCTCAGAAACTCAAGCAGGTACATTAGGAAATATTGCAATTACACCAGCAGGTCTTAACAGTAGAACAGCTAGCTCTACAACTGGTGGTATAGTTAGATTAGCAACAGTAGCTGAAACAATTACAGGCACAGATTTAACTACAGCAATTACACCTGCAGGTCTAAGTAGCAGAATTGCAACAGAAACACAGATTGGTATTATACAAACAGCAAGTGCTGCTGAAACTACTACTGCAAGTCCAAGCCCAACATTATATAAAGCAGTTACACCATACACATTAAGCCAAAAAATTGCTACCACTACAACATCTGGTATTGTACAGTTAGCCAGCAATGCACAGACACAAACAGGTACTTTAAGCAACATAGCAGTTACACCACAGAGTTTATTGTACACATTAAATAATACATCAATTAGTTTAGGATCAGCACTTGTACCTAGCAGTAATTCTAGTGTTAACTTAGGTGGTGTTTCTAGTCAATGGTGGAATACTGTATATACAACTAATTTATATGCTACAAATCAGTATGGTACTTTACAAACATCAAGTCAGCCTAATGTTACTAGCTTAGGCACATTAACACAGCTAAGTGTTACTAATACAATTTTTGCTAATGCTACTACCGTATCTACTAGCAGTACTACTGGCGCATTGGTTGTTGCAGGTGGTGTTGGTATTGCAGGTGACGTAAGAATTGGTGGCAATCTATATGTAGCAAATCTAATAGGCACAACTTCTACAATTTTAACTGTGCAAGATCCTTTATTATATCTTGCTACTGGTAACGTATATCCTTATAACTATGATATTGGCTTTTACAGTCATTTTGTTGGTGGACCAGCTAATGCTTATGCCCATACAGGATTTGTTCGCAACGATTCTGATGGAAAATGGTATCTATTCAGTAATATTGCAGAACCACAAGCAGGTCAGGTAGCAGTAACAGATCCAAATGTTATATACGATCCTATAGTTACCGGTGCTCTTACAGCATATGGTGCAATAACACCAAGTGCAAATCTAAGTGCAAACATAGGCAGTACTAGTTTATTCTGGAGTAATGCTTTTGTTAATAATCTAAATGCAACAAACATATATGGTCTTACACAAACAGCAAGTCAACCTAATATTACTACATTGGGTGGCGTCACAAGCATTGGTGCTAGCAGCAGCACAACATTAACAGGGACATTACAGACAGCAAGCCAAACAAATGTAACTAGACTAGGTGATCAAACATCATTAGTGGTAACAGGTCAGGTTTACGCAAACGCATCAACTATTTCAACGGGCATTAGCTCAGGTGCAGTAGTGGTTGCAGGTGGTGTTGGCATCAGTGGTAATTTATCTTTACAACAAACAACCAGTGTTGCACCATTAAAAGTTGCAGGTGGCACTTTATTATCTAGCACAGTAGCAGGAACAGTCGAATACGATGGCTCAATTTGGTATGCAACCAGCAACCTAACCAACGGTAGAGGTGCTATACCTAATGAACAATATTTTAGATTAACTGCTAATGCATCACCAATTGGCAGTAGCATAGCAGATTACTTTGGCAGTACTAGTTCAATACCCCTAGTTGCTAGTGGTGTATATGATATAGAATTTGATATCTATTACTTAAAAAATACAGCCGGTACAGTAACATACACATTGACTAGCCAGGCTGTTGTAACAAATCTAAATGCCTATTACTATCAAAGTAATATTGCTGGCATTAGTTCAGGTTTAGGTACAACTGAAGGTGCTGTTACAAATAATACTGCGGCAGCAGTAGCTATGCCTGTAACACAGACATTAACTACAGCGGTAGTACATCATGCAAGGATTAAGGTAATGTTGGAAAATGCCAGTGCTACTAACTTTAGATTGCAGATTACCTCAAGCGCAGGTACTGTAACACCATTGCGTGGTAGTTGGTATAAGGTAACCAGACTAAGCAGCAGTAATGTTGGCTTATTTGTTTAAGATACTAACTAATTCTTAACCAGTTTTTTATCTACCACGTCCAGCAGATTTCTTAGCAGGTTTATGGCTTGAGACTTGATCTTTTACTGGTGTCCCTTTACTGTCAACCTTACTGCCTTTTTGTGCAGGCGCATTAGCCGCTTTTTTCTTTTCTAGTGCGGCTTTAACTAGTTCTTTCATTGATGGCATATTACTCTCCCCATTTTAAACTGTAAAAAGTTAAATCTTGTTCGTTTAGATAACTCCATATACATACTTTCCAACCATAAGTTCTTTCATTGGGGCGTATTGTAAATTCTAATTGCTTATAACTATTAGCCACTAGCCAACGACCCTTATCTGATTCTTCGAATCTAATAATAGGTTCTGCCGCATATATTTCTGGATCTTCAACGTCACCCATCTCTATAGTATGGACAAGATATTTCATTGTATCATTAATTCCACTTAGATTTAAAAAAATTTAAATCATCTATGTTAAGGTTAGCAAATATTACTATAACATAACCATGTTCAACATCACCTCTACCTATACGGTATTCTAATTCTGTTAGGCTATGCTTTTCTAACCATTGGCATTTTTCGGTGCTTTTAAATTCTTTTAATGGCATTGCAGAATAAAATTCTACATCGTCTACATCACCTATTGCGATCTTATGGACTACAGTTATCAATCCCACAAATTCCTATAATATTTGCCAAATAGTCGTAGGCCATTGTCGATACGTTTATGGTATGCGTCTAAGCCTCTACGGTCTACTTTAATTTTACGAATTTGTTTATTAAGGTCATCTTTAGGATCGTTAGCTAGACTATGATCATAAAATTGTCCGTCTCCATCGTCACTGATAATTTGTTCGTGTGCCCAAATCATTTCATCTAGGATCCAATCAAAGCGTTTAAAGAATAAAGGATCAGTATCACCGCTGTCTTTAAATTTCTTTTGTTGTGCCTTAGTAGGATGTAAGTGTTTAGGCACATCAGCTAAATCAACACTAGGTGCACCGTGTTTAACAGCTTTAAGTTTCTTTAGCATAGGCACCACGATAAGGCTTAAGGTACTGTCCATGCCCCACACATCATACGGATCAATTTTAATTATTTCTGTGCGTCGACGTTTACTGTATATCCAACTACACAAATCTGCTACCCAAGTTTCAGCTAACCAATCACCTAAACTATCATGTAGTCTATAGTCCCAACGTTGTGCTAATTTTTTATTAGGATATTTTTCGTGCCAAAAGAATACAGCGTCCATGATTTGATATGGACCCCACCAATTTAAATATTTGCCTATATACACTTTCATACCATTATCCTCGCTTGACATTCATAATATAGGTGCTGTGATTTAAGCACCATATCAAATGTTCTTTTTAATAAACTAAAACTTTCAATCATTTTTTCTGCTGATAACTGTTTTTGTTCAAATAGCTTTTTACTAGTTTCATGCAGTTCTTTTACTTTTACATGAAGACCAATGCTGTTAGCATATAGTTTTTCTTCACGTCCACACATTGCCCCAACAGTTAACGGTAATATTAATAATATAACTAGTAGCAGTTTCATAGATGACTGCCAGTCTTAGGATCAAATGTTTTTATCCTAATAGCATAATATTTTTTAGCAACATCTACAATGTTTTCTTCACTTGGTTGCAATGTGTTTTTATTAATGTCCATTAAAAATCCCAATGCTATGATATGTTTAGCCATATCCATATCTTGTTGTTCATATTCAATCATAGTTCTACCCTTTTATTTCCAATCTCGCCCATGCTTAAAGAATCTAAGTGCATAATCCACATATTGTGATTCAGTTAAATCACCGTATATAGTTACTGTCTTGTGCCAAGCCACATATTGATCATCTTCCATCCAATGTAATTTAACATCATTTTCTGCTACCCAGTTAAACTGTGGCTGTTTTTTAAATAACTCAACTACTTGATTAAACTTTTCGGTTTTGCTAATATATGCAACTTCTAAAAAGTCTATAGGTGTAGTAAAAAAACGTACCCTATGTGTAGGTTTAATGCTAGACTGCCATTGGTGCTTTAATGCTTGCGTATGATTCATAGCCATCTAGTCTAAAGTCCTCCATAGTAAAACGTTCAATTAAATTTACGTCAGGGTTGATCCAGAGTTGAGGAGCAGGTAATGGTTCACGTTCAAGTTGTTCTTTTACCTGCTCGATATGATTCAAATATATATGTGCATCGCCCAGTACGTGAACAAACTCGCCTACCCCAAGGCCACACACTTGGGCTACTATGTGTGTTAGTAGTGAGTAGCTTGCGATATTAAATGGCACGCCCAAGAACATATCGCAACTGCGCTGATACATTTGACATGATACCTTGCCATCAACACTAACGTAAAACTGTGCAAAACAATGGCATGGTGGTAATGCCATTTCTTCTAACTCTGCGGGATTCCATGCGGATAGTATATGTCGTCGACCATAGGGATCGTTTTTAATGCCTATAATTAATTCATTGATTTGATCTTTACCCATAAAGTCTCGCCACTGTACTCCGTAGACACGGCCTAAATCGCCAGGATATTCAGCTTTTGGTAGCCAGTAATCACTGTTGGCATTGTCTGTCCAGATAGTACTTTTAATAGGATCACGGGTGCCATGTAAGATCTCACATAGTCTACGTTCATCGCCGGATCCTTCTAAGAACCATAACAGTTCACTTAGGCATGCCTTGAAAGCAAGTTTTTTTGTGGTAACAGCAGGAAAGCCCTGGTTTAGATTATAGCGTTGTTGCATGCCAAAAACGCCAATAGTACCCACACCTGTGCGATCCTTACGCTCTACACCATTTTCTAATACAAAACGTAATGCGTCTAGATAAGGTTTCATAGTATTAATTATACTATATTAGTGGGTTAAAGTCAACTTTAGAATAACACCCTGTCCCAGATTTCATAGGTGCAGTTGTTGCCTGGACGGACTGTTTTAATCCTAAAACACATTAACATTCTGTCAAGATTAATACGTGTATCTGTAAACCAAGCACCTTTCATTCTAGTTAGGTATACTTTGTTAATAATGTCTTCACATGCATCATAAACGGTTTTTCCGCCTATAATGAACACATTTTTGTCAGGAAACTGACTCTGTAACTCAAGAACTTGAGACTTTATATCACCATGTAGTCTACGTACATCTGGGTTGTCGATGAACGTATTGCTGATTACACAATTAACTCTATTAGGCAATGGCTTTGGCAGTTTTGGATCATCCCATGTTCGGCGTCCCATAACTACTATATTACCAGTAGTGTGTTCAGCAAACCATTTAAGATCTTCACTGTGATTAGGCCAAGGCAAGGTACCACGATTACCAATACCACCAGAACTTGTGCTGGCTAATATTGCTGATATCATAGGCCTTTTAGTACCTTGTTGGTTTCGGGTTGCACAGTATTAACTACTTTATCAATGTCTACAAAAAAATCTACATTTTTAATGTATTGATCTAGATCGGCAAACTTAGCATCCAACATCGCTTCGATGTCTTCTGGTCTGTTACCTTCCGCAATAAGATCTCTTACATTAATAGTAATGTTGGTACCATCAACTAACATGACAATAATTTGGTGCAGTATTTCTACTGGCACCTCTTTTTTTTCAACGTTATTGACAATATCTTGCCATCTTTTCTTAACATTTATATTAAGTTTTTTAGCCTTGCTATTACGCGGTGGCTTTTTTGGCTGATTTGGAGGTAGTTGTTCTGACATTTGTCTTCTTTGTAGTTGGTGTTTGAGCAAATTGCTTTGCCTCTTCTTTTAGTCTTTTTGCCTCAGCTAATAATGATTTAGCCTCTGCCTCCATATGTGTTGCTTGGCTGATACGTTGTTCAGCTAAATCAGCATCTGATAATGCACCAACATCTGTATTTACACTAGATGACGTTGTCTTAGCTGGTTCACCTAAATCACGACCTTCATTTAATACACCTTTAATACCACGATTTGCATCAATGTCTGCAAGTTTTTTAACAGCGTCTTCACCTTCAGCCATCTTTGTTAATAGATCATTAAGTTGATCTAATCTAAGAGTGCTTGAAGCTGATGGAGTTACGATAACCTGATTACAAGGAACCTTCTTTAACCAACCGCCTTTATGTAAAGCTGTTAGACAGTTATTGCCATCTGGCATAATATGTCTGTGCAAAGCATCAGCTAGTTCTTTGGCATTTTGACCAATTTCGCTTTCAAGTACTTTCATGGCTTCGTCATGAATAAGAGAAGGCAAGCTGTCTGTGTACATTACTAGAGCCATATGCTCTTCATCTGGAACCGTTCTAAAGGCCAATGCTACTTTTCGGCCATTGTGTTTGCCCACATGTTTAATCATTTTAGTTATCCTCTGTTGGTGCTGCTGCCGCATCTTCAGTTGGTGCAGGTGTTAGTGCGCCTGAACTCTGTAAAAATGCAACTAATTTGTTATATAGATTACCCACATTAGCTAACTCTTCGGCACGGAAAGCACCACGTTGACTAGTTAATTGGATAATTTGTGCTACTAACACTAGGTCTTGAAGTGTAAGACTAGGCGTTTGCGCTTGATCAGCTGCTTGTTCTTCAACTGATGGTGTTGTATCTTGTGTTGGTTTTTTAGCCATTTAAATTCTCCTTAGGAACAAATTTATTTAACAACAACGAGACCTAAGGAAAAATTTTATATTAACCAATCATTCTTATTGATCTGCTCTAGGAATAGACTGAAATAGCTGGCTTCGCCTGGGGATTCGAAGCCCACACAGGCTTTGCGTTGAATTTTACCAGATAATTTTTCATCTACGTTACCTATATAGAATCTACCTTCTAGGTTCTCGTAGATCCAATCGGTAATATCTTTTTCTCTGGTTTTGATGTCAAACAAAACCTTTTCAAAGTGCGGTGGGCAGTGATGAAGCTGTCTAAGTCCATGCACATTTAAAGGATTAATCTCGCCGTGCTTTAGCATTAGCTAGGGATAGTGTGAGGAATATACGGCACGTTACGTGGCCCAAATCTTTGCTCAAGTAGTTTTTTAGCCTCCATGGCATTGTTGGCATACACACGTTCTTTTGTATCTCCATGTGGTGTTTTTACTGTTGTTTCATACATTGGCATACTATTCTCCTAAGCGTAGTTTTTATTTTTTTCTAATTCGTAATATGCAGTTAAGCCAAACGGTGCTTTAATACTATTGCTGCCGTGTATTACAAATAACGTATCACAGTAGTTTTCATCACCCCAACCAGCACCAGGATAACCATCTGTAAACATAACAAAGAATTTAGGTTGTATGTCATTGCTTTTCATAAATTCCCAGTTAGCATCAAAGTCTGTACCACCACCACCTTCAACATTGTATGCATCTATCTCATCTATATTGTCTGGTGTAAACAATTTATGACCATATACTTCCGTATCAAAACTCCATATCTGTAGTTTAAAGTCATCAAATGCCTGCATAATACCTTTAATTTCACTTAGTATATCGCGCAACATTTCATCACTCATTGAACCAGAACTGTCTATAGCAACACACACGTCAATAGTTTCTGCAAAATTAGTGCCTGGAAATACAGCATCCATGTGCCAACTTCTACGGCTAGGACGCATCCAGGTGTAATCATTTTTAACTAGACTCTGTATCTGTTGTCTAATAAGTTCACGCCAGTTAAGTTGTGGATTAGTCAGGTCTTTAATTAATCTTTTAACACCTGCAGGCAAATTGCCTGCACCTGCAGCCTGTGCGGCATTTAAAACAGCTTCTCTAATCTCATCTCTTAGTGCTTTTTTTTCTTCTTCACTGAGTTTGCTGGGCTTGTTGCCATCTTCTTCTTTACCTTCGCCCTTACCACTGCCATCACCGTTATCTGGTGTTTTGTCTTCATCTATGTGTTCATCTAACATCTGGTCCAAAAGATCACTGATGTCAATCTTTTCTGCATTTTCATATAAGTCATCATATACTTCTTCTGCACTCCAGCCATTATACTTGCTATCGTAAAGGATAGGCACAACGGTAATCTTTTCACCTATGCGCTGATCTATCAAATCTGCATTTACACAGTAGTCTGCAGCAACGTTAAACAATCGTTTATCTCTACTACCAGAACGGCCCATGTGATCATAGACAACATGTAATACTTCGTGTCCTACTAAGAATTCTAATTGTTTTTGTGGGAGTTTGTTTATAAATTCACTGTTGTAATAAAACTTACGTCCGTCAGTAGCGGCAGTCGGGCACCAATCATCTGCATTAACGAGTTTTAAACGTGTAGCAAGGTTACCAAAAAATGGTGCTTTAAGTAGTAAGGCAATACGTGCTGTAACTAGTTTTTCTCTAACAGCAGCATCAACTTTAGGATCTGTTTTAGTTACTGTTTTTGTTTTTCCATTACTTGTTGTAGCCATGCTATTTCCTTATTGTCTAAATTATAGTATAATTATACACTAAAATTAACCGAAAGTCAAGCTACTTATAGAACATTTCGAATGCTGTAATCGCTTGTTCTCTAACGTAGATACGCTGTTTTCCAAACTCACAGTCCCAACACCAGACTGGATTTTGGCATCTATTAGCCCTATCCTGCAAGACCATATGATTGTACCAATATCGCCACTCTTTGCTGGCCCCAAACTGCTCCCAGAACCACTCACGTAGGCTAAAGAAATTACGCTCTAACATAGGTTCAATTTGGCTAGGGTGGACGAATCCACGGGTAACATTCTCTTGTATATAGTGGGTGAAATACGGATGTGCTGACATACGCTTGTCCGTTTTCTTGATTCTGAATATTGGTTTAGGATCCATAATAAGACGATAGGGACCTCACGATCCCTATCTGGCTGAGTGTTACGCTACAGCCGCTACAACATATTTTCCAAAACGCTTGTGGAATTCGTCAAAGTTTTTTAACTTGTTTGGTACAAATGGCAAGTTATATGTAGTAAGAGCAACTCTCGCACCCATAACAGTAACTTCTGTAGTAAAGTTTTCCATCATAAACTTAAAGAAGTTATCTGCCATACCATGCCATTTAGCATTGTCTTCTTTACCAAACTTGCCATATGCATCTTTAAGTTCATAACACATACTGATAGTTAAACTGTACATAGCTGAAATTTCTTTAACATCTAATGTAGTAACTTTACCATTAAGGATGTCTGTTGGATTAGGCATTTTGCTGGCAATCTTACGGTGTGCCATAAATTTAACAGCAGTACCTTCACCAATAGTGCCTGCAACCATGTCAGTAGTAGTGCTGTCTGCTAGACCATCATCTAGTAATTCACTAACAAAAGTCCAGCTACGTGGCGTAGCAAAACTGCGGCTAATACTCTTAGGATCAAAGTCATACAAGTCTTGTTTGCTAAAACTCACATAACCAATAACGTCCTTGTGTATGTTGTTGTTAGCTGCCCACTGTAACCAGCTGTCAAAGTCTACACGCATTTCTAAATGCACGAAACGATTAGCTAACGGTGCTGGCATACGATATGTAACACCCTTGTCACCTTCACGGTTACCTGCTGCAACGATTACTACGTTGTCAGGCAACACATATTTACCAATGCGTCTATTTAAAACAAGCTGATAAGCAGCTGCCTGAACACTAGGTGCGGCAGAATTCATCTCATCTAAAAACAATACCACAACAGGATATTGCCCGGCAGTTTCTGCATCCGGCAAATCAATAGGCGGTGCCCAATCCATAACACCTTTGTCTTTGTTGTAATAAGGAATACCGCGAATATCTGTTGGATCCATTTGCGCTAAACGCAAATCAATCATTAAACCACCCATGTCATTTGCAATACCCGCAACAAGTTCAGATTTGCCAATTCCAGGTGGACCCCACAAGAACAGTGGACGTTTTTTATTAAAGCATCGCAAGATTGCGTTTTTTGCTTCGTTTGCAGTAACGGTTCTATTTTCTGTAACAGCCATTTTAATACCTTTCTTTAGTAACGTAACAAAACAATTATATACTATTCGGTATCAATTGTCAAGAAGAGAATTAATGTAGTTCGGAGGATGGTGGGATATATGCCATTTTTCCGGCGGCAACTCGTTCCCTTAGTAATGCCGCCATGTCTTGTATGGCAACAGTGATGCGTTTAGCTTCAGCCAATTCTTCAGGGGTGAAGTTATCACCCCATATAGCCTCTACTATCTCTTGTTCTTGTGATGTCATAATTAGTCAGCCCTTGTACCCATGTAAGCACTAAAACCATATATAGTTAAGACTTTTGCATAGGCATGCGCACCAGCTTCTTTAACATCCATGCTTTGGCCATTGTAACCACCTGGGCTCCAGAGATTTAAGCATTTACTTCTCCAACTTTTTTTAAAACCAATCTTAAGTAATTCTTTAGCTTCTTTGCTATTAGTGCGTTCTACGAACACATCTACCCAGGCAAAACCACAGTACAATGGTTCACCGTATTGGCCTAGATAGGCGTTTTCTGCCTGTATTGCTGCATTTTTAGCTTCGTTGTGAATTGCTTGAATATCCATTTGTATGCTCCTTTTTAATTGTCTATACGTAGTATTATACACTCTTTCGGTTAAAAAGTCAACCGTTTTTTACACAAAATCATATGCATATTCGCCCGTGTCGCCAATAGGATGGACTTGAACTTTGCCTAGTCCCAATGATTTACTTAAGGCATGAAACACTGAACGTGCTTGATCTTCAGTGATAGTGCGGACAAATAAGGTACCGTTATAGAACTCTGTCGTAACGGGTTTGTCAAGTGTAAGTGTTACAAGTTGTTTAGCACAGGTTTCAAACATTGTCTTGGCTCCTTTATTAGTGTATGTATAAGATTATACATGAAACTAACCGGTTTGTCAAGCAGAATTTAACTGTATTTGTAGTTTTTATGGATCCAATTTGGATCCCACATCTCAGGATATTTTTCTACACTATTCTCGGGTTTAAACTTTTCTTCTAGCCGCTTTTTTATAGCTTCATTATCATTCCAGGTCTGATCTGGCTGCATTTTAGGTGTAGGTATAGGTTTTGGGTTTTCTGCTGCAACTGCCGTGCTAACAAAGCCTAAACCTATCTTACTACCATTAAATTTAAAATCAAAGCTGGCACACCCAGCCAGCATGCATATGGTTAATATTATTAGTAATCTACGCATGTTATTGACCAAACATCTGTGTAAAACGTACACCACGATATTCAAAGGTTACTATGTCACCATTACGCACAGTCATTGGTTCATAATGACATACAGTAGTTGGCGTCGTTGTAGTTGAATCCTTACCTACTTCATTGCCAATCACCGCACCTGCAACCCCACCAATTACACCACCTAATAACTTGTCGTGTCTGCCGGCAATTACTGCCCCTGTAACAGCACCTACACCTGCGCCTATTGCAGTGTCAGTGCCTTGATTACTACGGGTCACTGTGCCTTGTTGACATACTTGTTGGTTAGTTGTCACATAGTGTGGCTGTATGCTAATAACTCGGGCATAGTCACGATCTCTATCATAATCATTTTGTTCAGCGTATGCAATACCCGTACTTGCTAATAGTACAGCCGCGATCATTAGTTTTTTCATAATCTTATCCTTTTTTTTAATTTTATTAATTATACAATATATTGATAAAAAAGTCAACAAAAAGGCCGCCTAGACGACAGCCTTGTATCCTAACTAGAGATGGTTATTAGTAACAGCTTCTTGTTCTTGTTACATTACCATACTGGTCAATGGACTCAACCCATGCAGTACAACTTTGACCAGGCATTTGTTGATAGATCACTGGTGGTGCTGGTTGTATGTAAGTTGGTTGTACATAACGTGGTTGTGATAGTTCATAACCAATTATACCACCAATAAGTGCTGGTGCTACCCAATTATTGTTATAACCATGGTAACCACCGTAATAGCCACCGTGATAACCGCCGTAACCGCCATGGCCACCCCAACCACCATGAGCAGATGCTGTCATTGCCGTCATTGCTAATGTTAAACCCACTAATAATTTTTTCATTTTTTACTCCTTTGTTGTTAGGATACTTTATGCAAGTATTTATAGTAACTATACACTATTTCTATCTAAAAGTCAACCGGTATTACAATTTGTTACAATTCTTGGTTGTCTAGGTACTGCTGTAGATTATTAGTATGCAGAGCCAGCATAATAGACTCAGTTTCTCCATAACATATAATAGTATTGACATTGGGTATAAAATAAGGGGCCGTGAAGTACTTTTCTAGCTGTAGCAGAGTCTTAGGCAGTATCTTAGCAGGCAACCTAAACTTAAAATCTTTGATTTTGGCAGCATTTAACATATTATAGGCTTTTTTAGTCAGTCTTAGACTGTTATGGTTTAAGGGATTATGCCACCAGGTAGCAGGACTTGTAAGATCGTTGTAGCCAAGACCTGTGCCATCATTCATAAAGGGGTTTAGATTGGGATAGTTTTGAAACGTCGTCTGCCAAACAGCCTGGGGTGATTCGGCTGATTTACTCATGGTTTAGGGATAAATCTGTTCGCCGGCCTTTAATAAGACTACGGCAAACTTATCAGTTTTAAATAACACATTGAGTTTTTTACATAGGTTTATAGCATGTCCACTGTTACTAAAGCTGACTTTTTTATATTTGGGTCCAGGATAGGCTACTAGGATATTCTGAGTCTTTAGATTAATGGGCTGATTATCGTAGAAAACCGCCCAGATACCATCACTGCTTAATACCTGATCACTCTTGTAGTTAGTTTTATTTACGTGTTCTAATAATATATTTGGCTTAGGTCTACTCATTGTTTTTTAATTGTCCAATACTAATAGTATTTATGCAATTAAAACCTAATATTATGCTTACTAGAAACCGCCGCCGTCAAATTCTACGTTGGTTACAGTGGGTATCTGTTCTTTGGGTATTTTAGATAGTTCGGAAATCTGTGCTAATAATTCAAAAATTTCCGTGTGTAGATTGCGTGCCTCAACAGCACTGAGAGTTAACTCTCTGCCGTTGGTTTGATTCATTACTTTTACCTTGTTATTAAACGCCTTTAGGTGTAGACTAATCGGTTGTTCCATTTACACATTGCCCTTGTCTTTGTTTAGAATGGCAAGATTATCTAACAATTCCTGCTGGGTTTTATATGGACCATGATACGGATATCTACTGACTGTAATAAATTTTGGGCAGAACTCACCTGTCCATTGACTACCTAGTTTAACTAGATAATAGCCTGCGCAATAATAGCTCTTGCTCTTGTTTTGTTTAGTGCAGACAGGCAACTTATGCTGGACATCCCATAGTTCATTGTAGGGTTTAAAATCTGTTGGATAACCATATACAGCATGTTCTTTAGCTGGTGATTTGGTTGGTTTATTACTGTCTACAATAATGTTATATCTGTCTTTTAACAGTTTAAAGCTGGCATATTTTTCTCTGCGTTGGTTATGTACAAATGTTACACCAGCTGGTCCAGACAAGATAGCGGCAACTTTCTTGCCATTGTCTTCAACAATCCAACATTTATTTTTTACAACTGCCTTAGCCAATAGTGACATAAGCGATGATTCCTACATAAGTTAAATAATGCATGGCTTGATCTAAACCAAGCCATAGCCAGAACACTCTATCTTGAGGGGTATTAGTTTTATTCAATTTTTGTTTTGCCCAATCAATATGGTAGTGTAATAGAAAATCTATTGCAGAAAGTGTCACCATGTCATGCACACTATGGCAGAAAAACAATAAAATTACAAATGTCAACACGGAATGTACCCACGCATGGTGTATGCCACCTTCAGCAAGGTATATGCCTTTTTCACGAGTCATATATGGAAACTGTAATACAAAGTCAGCTATAAAATGTTTAATACCAAATAATGCTAGTAATATGAATACTGTTGATGTCATTTTTTAACGAATGCTCCTAGTTCAGGTTTCTTCCAGCCTAACGGTTTTAATACTTTGCCGTCCTCGCGCTTACGTACTTTGCCAGTTTCTTTATCTATCTTTGCAAAGTTAGTATTCATAACTTCTTTCCAGGCACCTTCAGCATCTGCACCCATACTATGTATAGCACCTATAGTCACTACTAATATATCTACCAATGCATCTAGCATTTCTATATGGTCATATTCTTTATATGCCTGTTTAAACTCTGCTACTTCTTCATCTATTAGATTTGCGTATAGTGCGACCTGCCCGTGATTGTAATCATCGGTGGTCTGATCACATGCCCGCATAAACTTTTCTTGGTCACGGAATGGATTAGTCATTTAGTTTATTCCAACCTCTCTAATAATATAATACAGCACAAACGACATTACTATCATGATAACAAATGCTAATGTGGCTATTATGTCTTGTTTTTTCATTACTTGTAAAATACACTACGACTCTTAGGAGTTTCCCACCAATCAATATGGTCAACTGTTACATTAAGTGGTTTCATTTTAATGTCCACTATGTCTGCCATCCAACTAGATAAGTTTTCACTTGTTGGTACAAATTCTACGACCATAAATCCCTCATAATACTCATACTCAGGAGTATTAACATCAAGCCCATCCAGGTCAAGGTGCCAACCAGCAACATGATCAGTGTTAGGCACAAGTATAGGCACAAGCCCACGTTCGCCAATAATTTTGTCATATAAAGGATCGTTCCTATCAATAATAAATTGGTGGTCAATGTAAGTGTTAATCCACTTTTTAAGCCACTCTAAGTGTCTAAAGTCTGTTACCATGCCAGTAGCATCTAAATTGCCATATTGGCTCTTTAGATAAACCTGCATCTTGCCTTCATGTCCATGTAGGTGACGGCAAGCACACTTTAAGTCTGCCGCATATTCACCATTAAGTTTCTGTGTCCAAACTCTGTGTCCATAACAGAATTCAAACGTTTTATCAATTATATGTGCCATTTATTTCTTTTCCTCAATGTAATGTTTACTCCAGTCATACTGTGTTTCTAAGTGCCGGTTATCTTGAAAGTGAGTAGGACCATCTCTATAGTCTAATCCAAAGTGACGTCGGATACTCTTCTGATCTGCCTGGCTACCGCACATATCTGCACAGCGTTCGCCTACTAGCCTGTAGAAGTATATTAATTCATCTGTTACTAATATATCTGCTTGCTCTGCTATTTTTTCTATTTCTTTATTCATATTAATAGTATATCTGTATTTTCGGTTAATGTCAACTAAAATATATGCCATATGTTCTGTCAATGAACTCTTCATCTATTTTACTGCTATAGTATCTGTACCACTGCGGTTTTTCTTTAATCCTACTCACTAACCGTTCTGCAATAATACGTCTGTCGTTATTGTTGGCTTGCCAGTCATTATAAAATTCTACAGGAAACTCACCTTCATGGATAAACTTGCGGTTTGGATTAAGGTTATAGTTTCTTGCCTTTAATTCAGCTATTAACTGTAGGTATCTCTTTTCTAAAAAAGTTAATTTGTTATAGAAAAAAGTAACATGTCCTTTGCCTAACATGTATTGTGCTGGTATCTTTTTTAGGACTTCGTGGGCAGGTTTACTGCGTAGGCTTCGTCGCAGACTAGCATGGACCATTGCAAGTTCTTGATACTCTGCCATAAGATGCTGATCTGTTAATCGTTTTGGATCTAAATCTGCATTAATCCTAGTCATGTGCTTTTGATCTATATGCTTTAATCATGTTAGACATAGCAATCTCATCTGCGTTGCCACCTCCACCGTCTACCAGCACAACATATCTATCACATAGTTCTACCTGAGCAGGCACTGACATAGGTTCAACAACATAATCTGTTTTAAGACCAACGGCATCAAACACCAAGAATCGTTTAACGCATTGTTTACATTTGCCACAATGTTTACCATCATGTGCGTGCCAACAGCTTACTGTCTTTTCTATCTCCTGCTTGGGTACGCCATTGTCTAATGCCCAACGTACAGTATCTAACTTAGTAAAGTCTGCCTCTGCAAATGGAAAACGTATGTTAACCTTATCTACAAAAGGACTCAATGCATAGTTTATAGATTCCATAGCAAGGTTACGGAATTTATCATTCTTATCTGTGGCCTGTTCATTGTTTTCATCTGCTAACACACCTAACCATATCTCATCTGGTAGTTCTTGGCATGCAGCTAATGTTACAAAAGCAAGATTACGTCCAGGTATATAGATAGCACCAGCAAATGGATCAGACTTTTTAGGCTGTGGTTTAATAGTATCACCTAGCCACTGCATCTGTCTAACTTCTACATAGTCTGGTAGTAGACTGATTTCTTCCTGTTCACTCTCTGCACCATGAGCATAGTATAGACATTTTACTTCTGCTGTGGGGTGATACTTCTCAGCCCATTTTAACATTAGGTAACTGTCTAATCCACCACTGTATAAGATTACTATTTTCATTGCCAATCCTTGTGTCGCTTGTTTTCTTTTTCTATTAAGTCATGCTCTAGCATAACCACTGTAACATCTGGACATAGATCCCTAATAGCCTTAGCCTGTATAGGATCATCTTCAAAATGTATCTTTACATTTAGTTTAGCAATAGTTTTAGCTTTATGCAAGCCAGATGTTGACCGAGTTTTTTCTTCGTATGCCAAGGGATTAAAATACACCTTGTTGTCTATGCCACGGGCACGCAACATCTCAAGTGTTTCAGATTCTTCTTCAAAACTACGACCAGTTATGATAACATCATTGGGACCAGGCCACACACCTGTATGAACTTTGCCCATGTAGATTACCCCATCGATATCAAAACTATTCATTAATAAGTCTTAGATAATCCATGCCACCGCTGTTAAACTCTTCCCATGCAAACGCAATAGCATCTTGTTCAGTCAGCTGACGTTTAGTAATATCAGTTAGCTCGCGTTTTGCTAATGCTTCGCATTCAGCATAGCTTACATCATATGTAAGTTGTTTAGGTGGACTCTTTTGTGTAAACGCACTAGGACCACGTAAGCAACCTACAACACCTAGTTCTTTAGCAACTCTAAGATATCTAACAGCATCAATTACTACACCGCTAGAGTTTTCACTGTCTTGTACACTTAACTTAACATCCACAGTAACTGGTGCATCACCAAAGCCACGTAAGTGTAAGTTAAAATAAGCAATCTTATTATCCTTTAGGTAAGGAATAAACGTACTAGGTCCTGCAAACAAACTGTCTGCTTCTACAGGTATACCACGTATGTCGTTCTGCGCACGAATAACATTTTCTTTACTTACTTTTTTATGTTTAAGTCTAGACTGTACCATCATGTTGTTAAAGTCTGTGTTGCCACCTACATTAATCTGTTGGTGGTAATCAACTAACATACCACGACCAAATGCCAATTCCTGTAACATCTGACTAAGGATACTTGCACCAAACTGGCTTTTCATATCACTGCCAATATATGGTATACCTGCTTTAATAAATTTAGTTTCCCAGTCTGGATGATTAACCGTTAATACAGGAATACAGTTTACAAAGCCCAGGCCCAATTCAATACATTTATCTGCCCACCATTCTGTAGCTTCTTGGCTACCCACAGGCAAGTAATTAATGATCATTTCTGCGCCACTGGCTTTTAATACAGCATCAACATCTGCAACATCTTCATTGCTAACACGGAAACCATATTTTTCAGGCTGTTTCTGCATGTAATCACTGACACCATCTAGCACTGGACCCATCTGTACTATAGGACCATCAGGTACATCTTTACAGAAAACCCTAGCACAGTTAGGATGTGCAAATATTGCCTCACCCACTGGCCTACCCACTTTACGTCTATCAACATCAAATGCCGCAACGATCTGGATATCTGCTGGATGGTATCCACCAATTCTACTAAACATTACACCAGGTATAGTACTGCCCTCTGCATCTTCATCATGGTCTTTGTAATACTCCAAACCTTGATATAGACTACTAAAACAATTACCTACACCTACTACTGCTACTTTAATTTTTTTAGACATGTATTTCCCCTTTATTTCAGTTTATATGGGCATTGGCTCGGGACGAGAGTAGGCCCAGCTAAAAAATTATTTAAATGATTAATATTAATTAAAATATACCTCGTTAACTTACTATTATATTTAGATATTTTCAATAAGTCAAACATGTTTTGCCGCTTCGGTTATACTTTCTAACTGTGCCTGACGTTCTAATAATTTAAAAAACAGTGCTAGTGTATTGGCCGCATCAACATCTGCCCTGTGTGCTTTGCCTTTAAAATGCAGTTTAAAGTAACCCATTGCACTTGACAGTCCACCGGTAGGATTCTTACCTTTTGATAACATTAGATATGTGTACCAAGTTTTAACATCGATCCAACGACGTCCAAAATGTGGAAAGTCTGCATGATTCTTACAGAATTCATCTAGTAGTTCACGACTATCGCCGCCACCCCATGTTACAGGATTTATGAATGTATTGTGTTCTCTTATAAGAGCACTTAGCTCTCTAGCCACATGGTCATGGCTATAGCTTTCAGCACGTATGTCAGCATCTGTTATGCCTGTTAGGTTGTTGATAAATTCACTGATAGGTTCTTGAGGATCTATATACCATTTGCGCACAACATAGTCTTCAAACTTATCCTGTATACTGCCTATGGCAACACCTACCTGTATTATTTTACCGCTTGGTTGATTTAATTCTAGATCTAACGCGAGATAATTTTGGTTTGATATCATTAATTACTTTCTGAGTTTCAAATAGGTTTTTAAATAATTTTTCTGGTATAAAAGATTTACGTATAGCAACATGCTCGTCTCTGAGGTTACCTATTGGCGGTTCGCCTACTGCGTTTATATACTGCTCAATTAAAAAACCCTCAATAGCGGTTATTTCTGTATTGGTATCTATGCTGACAAATGGATAGTCTGTTAAGTTCCATATACGTATTTTTACATAATCCTTGTCTACAGGAAAGCCATACATTTTTTTAAAACGTTTTTCAATATCTCGCCATTCTTCACCACTTGGACCTGTTAGTTTTTTATCCCAGCCATTACAGTTACCTATCTGTCTGTAAAGTCTTTCGCCATGTACTCTACATTTATCTGCACTCTTGCCATATTTTAATACTATACCTTTGTATATGATCTGATAGCAGTATTTTTTAATATCGTATGCCTTCATAATCTTACAAATGTCGGTGGCTTTGTCTAGTTCGGCAACATCAATAGTTTTTACAGCTAGTTTGTTAAGATATTTTTTATTAATTAACATTTTCTAATGTCCTTTCTGGGTATGGACTGCATAGCCATTCTGCTATAGTATTTGCATTTTCACTTAGTTTAACGAGGTCGTACTTGCCGCAGAATTTTAAGAACTGTGCACCAACCATTGGTCTGTTCTTTAAAATTACATTTTCCTTAATAGTCTGCTGTATCTTTTCTCTTATATAGTCAGGTTGTGCTGTAAGATCAACAAGAGTCCTATTACGCTCATAGTCATCTAATACCCGATGTTCTTCACCATTGTGATCTACCCAACGCTGTAACATCATGTTATTCCAGTTATAGCCTTTACGGTCCTTGTCTGCAAATGCTTCTTCTAGACCAACTTTATTTTTACTGCCTTTAGTACGCACACCTGGGTATGCACTAAACACATTGTCAGTGGGATCGCCACGCATACATTTTTCAAACAGTATAAATTTAGGATTAGGTATCTTTTTAGGTTCTTTGGTTTTCTTATCAATAACCATTTTGCCTTTTTTATCAAATATACCTTCTAGCGTATGTAATTCATCACTTACGCCATTGTATTGTTTTACGTTATCAGCTAATAGCTGATGGAAATCGCTGTCACTGCTAACTATAACATGCTGATCATCTGGATGGCTCTGTATCCAACCTGCAATTAAGTCATCTGCCTCGAGCTCTTCATGTCTTAATACGGTACAGTTAGTTTTTTCTCTTACAAATGCCTGCAAGTCATCCAACGCAGCAAAAAATGCCGTTTCTTCTTCCTGCTGGCTTTCTGTTAAAGCGGCGCGAGCAACACTTCTGTTTGCTTTATAGGGTGGATAGAATTTTTTACGCCAGCTACGACCTTCTAAACAAAATATAACGTGATCTGCTTTCTGATCACGCCAGCTCTTGTTAATGCCAGCTATAGTTAAGTGAATAGCAAAAGCAACCTTTTCATCAAGGCCGCTTGCTCTGTGTGCAGAATGTCTTGCTCTAAAGAAAGAATTCGCTAAATCGACTAGTAAGTATCTCATGTAACTATATTAACACAAGATATCCAAAATGTCAAGGCTAGGATACTTCTGTCCTTCCATTGCCGAGGTCTCGGCGGTTAGCTTCGGGGGTACGATTTGTTGGGTCTGCTTGGTCCTGTTCATATGTTTCAATGGCAACATTACGGCATACCGTTTTAAACCAATTGTCTACAATGTCTTGGTCTGTCTTGCCTTGATATCCAGCTTTGACTAATCTAGCAACAAATATATCATTCCAATCCAATTCAAAACTGCCTTGTCCTGGATCTGTGCCATCTATGTTAATACTAATAATCTCAACATATGGTTCTCTTTTTTCAGTTGCTACTTCTTTAGCAGACTTTTTAACTGTTTCTTTTTTCGGTTTGCTTTTCAGCAATTTTTTAATGTTATCTAACATATCTTTTCCTTATTTCCTGTTGTCCCACCATACATACAGTACAGCTATTAATATAAACAATACGATTAATACTACTGCTGTGCCATCTAATCTGCACTGTTGACTATCCTGTAGACATGCCTGTCTTGCGCTAGGTTCTACTAATGGACTAATCTTAATTGTATTAGTAGTTATCTCCATACTACTTGCCCCAACTATTACCCCATAAATCAACATGCAATCTTGGACTATAATTATAGCCACGTAGCATACATTCATCTGCTACATTAAATTTATTTCCATCGTATACTTTTACTACACCGCCTACAGGCATAATGTATACAACACCCTTAAATTTTGCCTTACGGTATACTTCTACAGCACGATCTACTTCATCAAAGTCCTGTGGTTTTTCAACTACAAACTTAAGATATGTAGTACCAACCTTTTCATAACTCTTAACAATATCAGGTTTAACAGCATCTTCCCAACGCTCGCCACTTGCACTTAGTTTAGCACTTACACTAAATGTAATTTCTCTACTGCCACGATTCCATAGTTTTAGATATTTGGCAAAGTCTTCATGCAGTTCTTGTGTGCCATTTGTTTCAAATGTTAGATTCTTTAGGTTGTACATATCCTTATGGCTTAATAACTCTGGATAGCTACGTTGCCAACCCAATAAAGGTTCTCCGCCTGTAATAACAAGATGCACATCATTGCCGTTTTTTAGTTGCCAGCTATTGCCAGGCACTAGATCCAACATGCGTTTAACTACCGCATCGTTTTCTAACAATGGACTAAAGTTCTTAAATCTTGGATCCCAACTTGCATAACTGTCACAGCCTGTTGTAACCAGTGGTAGTTCTTCGTAGATTCTATATTGTTTAGGATCAATAAACTCACGTTCTGTGCTCATCTGTGTGCGATCCTTCATACCAAATCCACCACAGGTAAAGTTACAGCCAAATGTTCTTAAGAATACACTAGGCACTCCAACAAAACGACCTTCGCCCTGCGCACTATAAAATATCTCAGATACTTTTAATTTCATTTAACACCCAGTCTTCCGCAATAATCTCAGCTTCATCTTCGTTTCTTGCTAGTATTGTTTTTAAATATTCGTTATTGTCGTATACCATAACGACCCAATCGTGTGTATGTTTACATACGTTTGCTGTCCTAGTACCTTCTTCATAAGTGCTGACGATCATCTTAATACTCCCCATCCATAAACAATGATTAGATATAAATTTAACACCCATAGGCTTGGTTGACGCCATAAAAAACCGATTGCTGTCCAACCAAAGCTGCTTATTAATAATAATACTTTATTTAGGGGTACAATGTCAAGTGCCGTGCAATATGCGCCTGCAATCACGAGAGCAGTACATGACCATTTTATAAAGAATTCATAGGGTTTTAGGTGTCTTGTTACCATTTTTTATAGTTACCTTTGCCTGGAATAGTATTGCGCACACCACCCACTGGATCCTCAACATCACCCACATGTCTTGGTATTAGATGTATGTGTGCCCATTCCACAGTCTGTCCTGCCGCTTGACCATAGTTAAATCCCACATTAAAGCCATCCCATTGGTTGGAGTTTACTCTTGCCTTGCCATATCTAACAGCATTTTCAAACGCAATAGTTAGACTTGACATACTATTGTCTTTTGGCACAAACAGCATGTGTCCGGGTACTACCGGATACTTGTCTAGGTAAGCGGCAACATCAGGATAATCAACAACTTGGTCCTGCCATGGTGCATCACTGTTGGCAAGTAGCTCAGGTTGGTTGTTAATCTTATCCATTAATCTAATTCCCAAGGATAAACGATCCACACATCTTCTTCTGCTTTGTTAATAGTTTTACCGTGATAATCAACACAGCGACTAAACTTGCTGCTGAGATTGTCAATTAGGACTGCAAACTTAACATTATGCCCCCAAACAGCAGACCAAGCAGTGTTGTCGGGTAAACAACTTGCCTGCCAATCTTTAATGATCCAATCTAATGTAGCACCAGTATCATTTATGTCATCTACGATTAGGATATTTTTACGCAGTGCCGGATCTGTTTTAGTACCATCGCCATGCACATAACCAAACGCATCCACTGACATCCATGCATTCATTTCTGTGTCTGCATGGTCACGTAGACTTACTTTTAATGTCCACATAGGAATATCTAACCAATGACTTAGATAAACAGCAGGAACCAATCCACCTCGAGTTAATCCAACAATATAATCTGGCCGCCAATTATCCTTGCTCATATTATAAGCAATTTTTTGCGTTAATTTTTCTATATCCTTATGGCTATAATATACTTTTTTCATTTTAATAACTCCATTGTCATAATCCTAGCAATACTATCTATAGCATGCTCTTCATCTTCGTGTATTATATGCATATTAGTAGTCCACTCACCGCGTATTTTATCCCAACGTCCTACTTCAAGTATAATACCACCATTTGCATTATATATACGGAAATTAGTTTCAGGATTACGCTCAAAAAATGCAGGTGCGTCATTCCTACTTCGACCAATTAACACAGTATCTCTATCATCTTCAACAACGCCCCAATCGTCAAATCTTTCTACACCTAACCATCTACAGATTTTCTTTTTAAGCCAACGCATGATTATCCTTTGTATGCTCTTATACTACCAATAAATCTATCATGTGTAAATGTAATTACATCTACTACACTCAATCTCTCTGTGTCATTGACTAATATATCTAGTTCTGCTACTATATGTCTGTTTTCTTGGTAGATGTGGATAGGCACAACACTGATAGTGTCTACACTGTCAAATATTTTTTTATTAGCGGCAACAACATCTGTTTTGCCAGTGGCAGATATTTCCCAATCTTTTAGTATTACTTTTTCATCAAACATTTTTGCTACTGCATCAATGTCTTTTTTACTAAAGGCTTCGAAATATCTTCTTGCTGGTTCTTTAAGATCCATTTTTAATTTTTCCTAATGTCTGCGCACGACTGCGCCAAAATTTAACATCATCTAAAAGACTTTCATTTAGATTGCGATAGTGAGCGAGATCCTTACGGACCTGCTCATCTACTTGTTCGAACGTTTGTTGTTTACGTTTTTGTGATAGGAATTCGCTGATATTAAGGCCCCCTAATGCACCTATAGACATACCTACAAAAAACCAAACAATATCGCTGCCTAGCACGGATTAAATCCTAGCGTTTGCAAGCATTAACAAGGTTCATAAATTCCTGACGTACAGCAGGATCTTTTCTAAAGCAACCACCTAATTTACTGGTTACTGTAGAACTACCTACATCTTCTACACCACGACTCTTAACACAATAGTGCTGTGCATCAATTACTACACCAATGTCGTCAGTGCCTAAGATATACTGTAATGCGTAATATACCTGTTCTGTTAAACGTTCTTGTATCTGTGGACGTTTAGCAAAGTATTCTACAATACGATTAATCTTACTTAATCCAAGTACCTTGCCTTGTGGAATGTACGCTACTGTTGCTACCCCATCAATAACTACCAAATGGTGTTCACAGTTACTCTGTACATTTACGTTGCGCTCAATAACCATTTCATCATAGGCCATTTTGTTAGATACGGTTGTGCATTTTGGAAATGCTTCAAAGTCAAGCCCCCAAAATATCTCACCTACGTACATCTTGGCCACACGTTTAGGCGTTTCTTCTAAACTGTCATCGGATAAGTCTAAACCAAGAGTTTCCATTATATCGCGGACCTTGGTTTCAATAATATCGATTTTAGCAGTCCTGTCTAAACCGTTATCTTTGATTGGCGTTTCTACGCCTTTGGATACTAAGTGTTTGTGGATTTCTAACCCTAGAGCAGGGTCACATTTTGTTTTGTTAAAAGACATTTTGTTTTCCTCTATGAAAAATAGCGTCTAACGTTTACGCTTAACGTAGTTTCTAAAACTACTTTGCTACCGTTGTGTAGCAAATGTATTTATCAGATATTGACATAATACACTTATATTAACATGAAATCTGGTCAAGCACAATACCTGACCAGATTTATTTCGGTTATCTTCGGTTATTATAACCACTAGAACCACCATTACGTTGGCGCCATTGTTCTCTGCGCTTACGTCTTTCCTGCCATTCTTTATAAACACTTGATTTATAAAGATCTGCTTCATCATACTTGATCATATGAAACCTGCAATAGTTTAACCATGCATCTAGATCGTTGTATACTTGTCTTACTTCTGGGCTCATTCTTAGATATTTCTTAAGCCACACTGGTTGGTTTGCCACGATTAATTCTCCTTAATTAGTGACAGAGTTTAAAGGACGAGTACAGTTGTACTCAACAAATAGACCCACTTCTAGAAATTTGCTGGCTTCTATCCAGATATCCCTATTTGGGTATTTTTCGGCAATCTGTGTATACAGATCATCTACAATAGCATCAATGTGCATATTAATTAACAAGTCTGCATTATTGAGCCACTGTTGTACTTCATTTGTATTTAATATGTTGTCCCACTCTAGATATATTTTTAGCTCATAGCCCAGCTTGTCTGTTAGGAATATGGCCATTCTTTTAGCCCATTGACCACGACGTTGTGTCTGTTCCCTAACAGCACGACTGTGCATCTGTGATATATCTACCACGTTGTCCAATCTTTCCATTATACTATATCCATTTCCAACTTATCCAGATTGCCTTCATCAAACTCTTGGTCATCGTCTGCGGATTCAATAGTTTCCGTTTCTGCACCAACTTCTTCAAACAATGCCTTAAACTGTGTGTGTGCGTTCTTGGTTTTCTTACCAGTTGCATTGCCTGTGCCAGGTATAGCCATCCAATATTTTTCGTGGTATTCAATTAATGCCATTGCTTTGTCACGGTCGCTGGTAGCAAAAATCTCATCTACTATCTGTTTAAAAAATATACGTTCATGCTTTTCCTGTACTAACATTCTAGGTACACTACCTGCATCATACTGTCTATTTGCCTGTTGCACAGCAGTGATATGACTCCAGATATTATGTCCCATCTGTAATGCATAACTAAAACTATCCCAGCTAGTCTTGCCTTCTTTTCCTATCTTATTAAGATCGCCCGGTTTATAATAACACACATCATTTATTTTCATACGACTAGACATTGGGCTGTCAGTAAAGTTAGGAAATATGCCATCTGCTCTTACTGCATCACCAAAACCACGGGTATCTAATGCATATTTTTTATCATCTACGCTGGCCACTGTCCTGTATACCCATTTTTTACGATCTTCTGTTTCTGTGTTGGTATATATAGCACCATTGGCAGTTGCCAAAAACGGACTTGCACAATCAAAGCTAACTGTAAAATTCTCATTGTGATATTTACGTACCGCACGTTGTACATCTGTTAACAGTAATGCCCATTCAAGTTTACTTGTGCCCAAGAAGTGCATCCAGTCTTGTTTGCCTTTTTCAAGTAATCCATCAAATCTTAATGTAACTAGTCTGCGTAATGCAAGATGTATGTCGCACTTGTTTTGTCCACCCATTGACCAACCTTCAAACGGTTGATCATGTTTAGTTGGGTCACAGTAGTGTTTCATTATGTCATACCAACGATCTGCTTCTGCGTGGTCGCCGCCCTGTAATACATTTAAGAACTTACATGCACCCGTACGATTCTTCATAAAGTATTGATTGTTGATGTCTGTGCCATATACGGCTTCTTGAAAGTTGCTGATGCCAGTTTTTGCACGTACAGCAGGATCAGATGTTGCCCATACCGGAATATCCAATACCATGCCATAGTCCATGTAGCTGTCCATCCACTTTAACACTAGCTCGCGTTTTTTCTGTGCCTTAGGACAGTTAGGATCTTTCCAATCAGCCTCCCATACACCTTTAGCAATTTGGAAACCACCAGAGTCACCCAATACCCAACTGTTAGCACGATCACGATTACGTACCATGTCCTCAGCTGGTGCTGTCTTATTTGTGTCTAACTCTGCGTGTCCAGCACTGTATAGGCTCCAACGATATGGAAAGTATGCCTTTTCTGGATTAAGATAATTCATACCTTCAATGCCATTTTCAAAGTCTGCTGGCACACGTGTGGGTTCTACATAGTTAGGATCGTGCCGTTGTCTACCAATATAGTTAGCATAGAAGCCACTAAGTGCTGGTAGGAATATAGCATAATCCTTCTGCTTGCTGGTTAGATTGTCTATTACTTTATCCATTAGTTACCTGTTCTAGTTTTTGTTTAAATTCCACAATCTTTCGCTTGATACCTAGCTTTTCATGCTTCATCTTGCCTAGATGTTCATCGTCTAGATAGTTAGTGTGGCCTCTCTTAATCTGTTCATCTAGACTCTTATGTTGCTGTTCAAGATAAGATATATGGGATCTAATAGTATCTGGATCATCATTGCGTAGTTTATGATAATAGATCTGTTTGCCCATTGTCATAGATTATTTGCTTTGTGCAGGTAAGATAAAGTTATAAGTTGCTAAACCACTGTTAACCGTAATCTGTGCAGCACCTTCATCGCTGATATAAAACATTTTATCGCCTGGCAGACTTAAAATGCCAGTAACTGCTGTGATTGGCCAACTCCAGCCTTTACTTAAGGTGCCTGTAACACCTGCCTGGAATACAAAATTGCCTGCGTGACTGCTATGGTCACCAAAGAACAATTTTAAATCAGTGCCTTCTGTTTTAGCAGTAAACGTGGTTTCTTCACTATTTGCCTGTGCCTGGAATTTTAATCTCTGTATGTTAGCAACAGATGGTTGGAATTCAACATTCCAATTAACACCACGGAATTTAACTGTTTTAAGTTTGTCGTTAACGATCTCACTGCTCATAAATCTATAATCATTCTTAAAATCGCCAGCTTTGTTTTCAAAGTGTAAACCTACTGCTACGCTTTCACCGTTGCGATCCTGTTTAGTTAAACTAATCTTAGCGTCTTCCTTGTATTCTGGAATACCTAAAATAGTACTGAGCTTGCCTAAGTTAGGCATACCAAACGTACCAACAAACTCTGGCACTGGTGTATTTGTTTTGGCCTGTACAATAACACTACGATCCTCTGCAATAGCGTCAATCGTTGTTTCTGTATCTGTGCCTGTTATTTTTACTAGGTCAATACTGCCTAGGCCATAAGTGTTTGTTACGATATCTAATAAGTAATCACGCATAAATTTCTCCTAATAAGGTTAGTGTATATGTTATATTTAGAAAATTCAATAGGTTTGGTAAAATATTTTAATTGAAACTAAAAAGATTGTCAAATGTTGTTTTAATATCAGTGCTTTCAGCAAGATTCCATTCCAGCACCCCCAGTAAGTTCTCTACCTTCTGATCAACGATAACACTTTCCATGCCACTGTCATCAAATGGTAGTTCTTTAAACCAAGGTGGCAAATGTGTTTCATCTGTTGGATAACCCACACTGGTATATCCCAATGGATTATCTTTTAATTTACACACGATGGTCTTCATGCCGTCAACTATGGTCATGCTGTAGTTGTCGTTATGCATACGTTTTAGGTTATTCCAATTCATTGCAGCACGTACATGTCCAGGCATGTTGGCTTTGCCTAACCGTTCTTCTTCTTTAGTAAACTTGGTTAGATTGTTTACACGCTTAGGTGTGCCTTTTTCCCAGGCTGGTCTGTCTTGGAATAACAGTTTAAATTCACGGATCTTGGCCACAATGATATCTTTATCTGTGCCTGTTAATGCCAGTAATAATATGTCGCTTAAGAAGTCCTGTACTACTTTAGGAGTATCACTGCGTTTTAGATCTAAGCCCATGGCTTTTACTTTGCCAGGACTGTTGTGACTATCCAAACGCTTGCCTTCCATATCATATATCAATACAGCATAACGTTTCTTCTTAATAAACAAACCTTTACTTGCTACAAGTTCTCTGCCTGCCTTAATCGTTTCGCCTAGATCCCTAGGACAATGATGCGATCTTTCCATCATAGCAGGAAAGCTGGCATTAACCTGATCTGCAATGGTGTCATACAGTTGTATAGCAATGTCTCTATTCCATTCCATCTTACCGGATTCAACATCTGCCTTAACTGCGGCATACGCACTAAAGTAACACGAGTCAGTGTCACCATATATAATAGCATCACCCATGTGATCATACTTGCCAGTTATGCATTCGTTAATAAATGCATCCATATGTCTAGCAATAGTTCTGCCTGTCAGTGTTGTCGATTGCCCAATACGTTTATCAAAGAATCTACAGCCGGGATTTAACAATGCACCATACAAACTGTTTAAGTTAATTTTCTTTACCAACTGTCGTTTGTCCCAAAACGCCTTGTCTTCTTCTTCGACTGCTTCTTTCTTTTTAGCCTGTAGCTCTTTACGTTCAGCATACCAGCGTTTTAGTAAACTAGGCACAATAGCTTCTTTCTCGTAGCTGAATATAGTACCATTAGCACTTAATATCCAAGGTTGGTTGCTGTCAAATATTAATCTCCATACATCTGCAGCACTGTGTACACTGCTTTCGCCAGTAGTTTCCCAGTCAATAGTAATCTCTGTGCCTACTTCTGCATTCATAACAGCGGTGTATTCTAGTGTGCCAAACAAACCTTCCCATGCGTCTGCAAAGCCACTGCCTGCGTTTATCTTATTTTTAATATAGTTGTCTGTCATTATAGGTCTTAACTGTCCTACAATAGTTTCTGGTCCCATGTTTAATGCACGAATAGCTGACGGATACAGTGAGTTAATGTCAACTGCGCCTATATAATCATGCATGCCTGCTTTAGGAGTTGCTACATACGCACCTGCCGCCTGCGTTTGTTCTTCATCACCGTAGCCTTTTCTATTAGGTACAACCATACCTTGTTGATGTGCCTGGTTTATAATAGCCTGTTCTGTAACTGCCACAGCACCCATTGTTGTCTGTAACAACACAGTGTTATCATGTGCCAATTCATTAGCGAGATCTAGGAATCTTAGTTTCTTGTCTAGTTTACCTAACAGCATTGTATCTTGTCTGTTGTATTCAATAAACTTAGGAAAGTCTTTGTTATACAGTTGATCTAATGTGCCTTCATACTGTGTTTTACGTTCATCTAATTCATACTCTGCAATAGCATCTAAACTATAACTATGACGTTCTTCATATGTGTACTTACGATACAGTTGCATATAGTCCATGTGTACACGACCAATAAGATCAAACGTTACATTATTAGCACCAAAACGTTCGTACTCACGTACTTTAGGAAATTGGCTCCATAAACAAAAACGTCTAGTGTCGTCCTTGCTTAACACCCTTGTTACACGTCCAATAGTATAAGGTATATCATAGCCTTCTGAATTCCATCCGCTTAAGATATCTGCATCATCTATTAGATTTAAAAAAGTATCTAGCAGATCTTCCTCACGTTCAAACAAAAAGCAGTTGTCATAGTTGTTAGCTACTTCCTGTGCTGTTTCCCAACTATAGCTCTTGGGCGGTATTACCAGTGTTACAAGTTTGTCCATCCAATCTAAATATACACTGATAGCAGTAATAGGATTAAAAGGATCCTCGGGCTTACTAAAACCTCGTGCAGGATCAAAATCTACCTCAATATCAAAAAACGCTGTCTGTAGTTTAGGGGATTGCACACCTAGATAGTTTTCTTCTAAGCAACGGAATACTGGATTTATATCACTTTCCCACACTCGCTTGCCGCTGTGTATTCGTATCTCTTTATGGAATTCTTTGCCTATGCGTGTACTAAATCTACTGACAGGCGTATCAAAGATAGTACGGAATTTACCACGTGGGTCGTCGTAATAAAAAACATAATTTGCTGGATATTCGCGGTATTCACGTTGTCCATTAACACGCTCTACCACATGGATACGATCTTTAGTGCGATCGTATAATGCATCTATATAACTCATCTACTTTCCTCATGCCACTTATAGCTGGCAAATACTTTTCTTCATGCACAATGGGTGTGCGAACCCTATTAACTATATAATAACTTAATGTAGCCAATGATGTCAATAACTAATATGGTTAAACTGGTCATTAACATACCAAAACTGCCTCTACTTACTGCTGACCAAATGCCAATTACTAAACCGGTTAAAAATATAGGATATACTATTAACAACGGTGGTGTAGGTACGGTTAGTGTAAAGATCACAGCCACTGATAGATTTAGCAGCCAATTTACAGTTTCTAATATTAATCTTAGTCTATTACTTGCCCAGTCGTTTTTAATAAACTGAACGGTCTCGTGCCAATCAAATCTCAAACTGTACGACCAACTGTTTCTAAGATGTCCTGTACTGTTTCGTGATCTTGATTAGTTTCACCGAATTTGGCTTTTTGTGCAATCTTGATTGCTTTTTTAAGCAAACTTGGTTTAATTTCTAATTCTTCTGCAATCGCTTTAACCGTATCATTAAGACCAGAAGTAAGATCTTCTACCTCACTTAATACAGCAATTCCCTCGTTAACTAATTGAGTTAGTTTAGCTTTTTGTTCAGCTGAATACATTTTTGCGGCCATTGTGGCTCTCCTTTAAATTAAACAACACATTAATTATATATAGATGTTTGACAGATGTCAAATTATTTTTAATATTTTTACGCAGTCCTGCACTTGCGTAGGATTTTTGTTGCGGTTTGGAATTGTATTGCAAGATCATCATATAGATTTTCTGGTGGTCTAACTGCGTAGGCACGTGTAATATATGCCATTTGCCCCATGTCAGCATAATAGTTGTCGCTAGGCCAACGACGTTTACCCCATTCCATACTGTTAATAAGTAAACACTCATCACCAACTGATTTAAGTGCCTGTTTTTTTGCTTCTATGGGTAGATTAACACTGCCCAGCATTTTTACTGCTATTGGTACTGTATTAACCTTGGGTTTGTCCATGTAATATGCAAACAAGTGGACAAGATATGCTTCTAGATTTTCATTCAAATTAACGGTAAGTTCGCATTCTGCTCTGCGAACTATATCAAAGGATTCCTTAACATAGGCTTCCCAATTGGTCATGTGCTACACACTCCAAAATTGTTTTAGATGCATCATTGTTGCAGCTAGATCACCTTGGCCTTCATCAAAACTTTTTTCTGCAGAATCGTAAGCGTTAGCTCTAGCATCATAGACTCTGCTGGGAATTACCTCGTCGTTATAGTCTGCCATTAGAGCATCATAAGTAAAATCCATAGCCCACTCTACTTCTGAGGGATCTTTGGCGCCAGATACTAGTATGCGTCTTAGACGTTTATTAGATACGTGATCAAAAGTTTCTGTGCCTTCTTTTAATATTTCACTGATTTTCATTTTTTACCTGCCTTCATGTTAGCACACCAATGTGCCATACGTTGTTTTTCACCACTTGAGTTCTTGGCTATCTTTCTTAATGCTGTTACACTCTTACTACAATCTACACCCATACGTTTAGCAAGTCCCTTACGACCAGGCTTTTTGCCATCCTTATAGTTTTCTGCTAAAAATGTGTCTGCAAAGTCTTTACATAACGCCTGTATTTTTGAGTTGTCTGTGCATGTAACAACAAACTGTGCTTTGTGGGTGTCGTGCTGGGTTGGATCTGTATAACCACAGTATACCTGTTTAATACCTGTGCTGTTAATATAATCTGTACAACTACTGCCATGTCTTTCAGGCATATTAGGTTGATTACAAGGACTTAATGTTGTGATAATAATACTGTCTTGTGGTACCTTGCCATACTGCTGTTCATAGGCATCTATAGCAACACGTTCAGCATGTATGCGTTCTCCGTCAACATCAGCGTGATTTACACGTAGCACACTGTTGCCTTCTGGATCTAATACAGCAGCAGCTACCATGCCATAGTAATCTTCTGTATCGTTTTTATTTTGTTTTATTAATAGTGCGCAGAGTTTTACCAGTATAGTGTCTAGTTGTTCTCTGTCTAAATTTATGTGTGTTGTTTCTGTGCTTTCGTTTGTGCCTGCTGATCCAGGTAACTCAACAGGTTGGCTTTTTAAAAACTCTGGATATGTGTCGTCAAACTCGCGCATCATTATGCCTGCATCTGCATTGGCTTCGTTTTCTACTGTACTGCCTGTATGCCAGCTTTTATCGTCAAGTTCATGTCCTTCCCCTTGTTTAAAGTGTACTAATTCATGTGCTAGAGTTCTAATGATATCTGTGGGATTGCGGTTTGCTACGACTACATATACTGTCTTATCCTCATTACTGTAACGACCAAATGTAGGTATATGTGTATCATGTAGTTCTTTTACTAATTTAATTTTTGGAATAGATTTTAATCTAAGATGCTTAATAGCAATAGGCAAAAATGCACGAAAGGCTTTAATAACCACCGGCTCTTGCTGTTGCTCAAATAGTTCTATAGTAAGCATGGATTTGCCTTTAGCTTTTCTGTGTTGCGGTTAAATAGCTATGATCAACGCTGCCAAATTCTTCACTAGCTAGTTGTTTTGCTTCTTGCTCATTATTGGCAAAAACTTCTGTAGTACGTGTATAGTTACTGTCGGGTACTTTTAAGTCTACACGCCATTTTTTCTTATTTTGTTGCGCATTAGCATCAATGCCTCTACGTGTTAGTTCTTCTTTTATCTTGCCTCGCATATAGGCTACTTGTTGTTCATTTAATCTATCTGTTACTGCAAGATTTTGATATACATTTAATAGTTGTGTATCAGTTTTGTATCTTATCTCTCTTATCCAAGACTTGTGCGCCTGTGGCAGTTCGGGTGCGTCGGGATCATTTTGCTGATTGATAGCCTGTGCCGCACGTAATGCATCTTCATAGTTGCTGTATTCACCTCTTTCTGGAATTGGGCGTACTGTCAATGAATTTGGTGTTAAGCCCTCTTCACGTTCCCATTTACGTGCTTGTTCTGTAGCATCCTCTAAGTCAACGTTATTCAACACTCGTTCAAAAGATCTATTACTGTTGGTTATTTGGAAGTTTCTAGCTGTGGGTTCTTGTTCAGGCACCGCTACATAGTTATTGCTTGTGCTTATATCATGAGTACTGTAATATATGCGTAATGCCTCATCACTGGTTCTTGCCTGTACAGTGGCCACTGCTAGTCCATCTCTCACTGGATCTTTTATAATCCATCCTCTTTCTTCTTGGCCCATTTCTGTACTACCTGTCATGCTGTGTTCCATGCCACCGCTAGTCTGTATAGTTACAACTGTAGTATCCAGTGGATCTACTTTGTATATCCTACCCGCTTTTGTTCTAGCTTCAGCGGCTGAATCTGCTTTAATCCAATATTTGTAACTGTTAGGCAGTTGTACTAGATAGGCATTTTTTCCAATATGATCGTCTCTAGGTGCGCTGGTAAGTTTAGCTGAATAACCGGTTGTATCTACACCATAGTCTGTGCCATACTGTTTTACAGCGTCTTCAGCTGACGTGCCGCGAACTGTATTTACTACCTGTCCTAATGCGTCATATATTGTAAAAATAAACCTTTCGCCCACTTCGTGATTGGGTATAACACTAATCCAATCATGTGGTACTTTAAATTCATCCCCGAACATTTCTTTTGCACGGTCAATGGCATTTGCCTCATTGTCAGCTCTTACTGTGCGTGGCGGTGGTGGATCTCCTACCATCATAGTGCGCCATTTTGCAGGATCTATAGTAAGTACCCATTCAGGTAGATTTTCTTTAGCCATCTCTGCATTTCTTATCTCAATCCATTTGTCCCAATGTATTGCCTCTAGGTCTACTGGATTCATATCCCAGCCCTTGGCCACATCCTTAACAGCATCGATAGCTGTTGGCGCATGTACTGCCATTCCGCCACCCGTAGTACTGTCTCGGCGCACAACCATCCATTGTGGATTACGATCACCTGGTTTTTTGTTTTTGCGTTCTGCTCTGCCTTGTTGTTCAGCCTTAATAGTCTGCAGAACATATTTACGACGTTCAGGTGATGCAGCTTGGTATTGGCTTATATAATCTTTAAATTTAGTTAAGTCGTCTTTCTCACCTACATCATTAAGTAATTTAGTTAAACGACTTGCGTATTCTTTTTGGTATAATTTTTCATCTGAAGCTATACGTAAACACAAGGCCATACGTAATGCTGTATTACCTATGCCAAATGGATCCTTGCTTAGATAATCACCGCCTGGACCACGGAATTCTACATAGCCATCTTTGGTGTTGATTGAAGTATATTTGTTTGTAATACCTGAATGTATAAGTTTACTTGCGGCCAGGTTTAGACCTTCTCGCATCTTGTCCATTACTACTTTAATCTCTTCAGGTTTAAGTTGACCTACCTTATAGGCTACCTTGTTGTAGGCACTTTCACAGAAACGGTTAGTTAATCGGTCAAATTCACGTAGAATATGTTTATCACCCAAGAACAATGCTAGTTTAACGTAGTCTAGATTATCATTAGTTAGCCCAGGCACTGAGATATTAACATGTAGGCCTGTAGAACTATTTGTGTATCCATAGTCTTGAATAAAATTAAAAGCCGCTTTCATTTCTGTTATTGCACGTTCTATAGGCAATGCAGGACTAATAAACTCTAAGCCACCATCCTCACTACCATCACAATCAATGCTGCTGTCTGGTTCAATAATCCAACGCTCTTCCGCTTGCGCAGAACGTCTACTGCCACTGTGATAGTCTTGGTATCCTTCTGCTTTTAATCCTGTCTTAAGAGTAAATTCATCTGCTACATAATCTACGTTTATATAGTCCTGTCCGTCACTATATCCAGTATAGGGCCAATATAGGAAGTTATCATATTTGTAATATACGTCACTCATGTAACGCATATCCATTACATCGGAATATTTGTCGAAGTCACTGTTGCCCTCGTCTTGCCATTCATCACGTAATTTTTCTTGTGCTGACATTTCAGCTTCAGCATATACATCGCTGGGTTTGCCTTCTTCTGCAGCATTAAAAGCCAGTTTCATCTGGCGTTCGTTGTAGTCTTTGTCTTCTAGATAATCGCGAATAAATTCTTTAAGTGTAACTTGCGCCTCTTCAGTTTGTAAGTATTCATCAAACTCAGCATCCTGCCAAGACATAAAATCATCGTATATGTTGTTTTGTAATTTTTTAAGCGTTTCGTCGCCATTAGGATCGTCACCACGGCCAAAGAAAGATATGATATTTTCAATGTCGTATACACGCTCATCATAGTCCATGTCAGGCTCAGATTCACCCTCATCGTAGTTACGGACATTGTGGATACAGGCTTCTAGTTCAAATCCCATTAGCATACCCTTAGATAGGTCACTGTTTAGGAAGTCTTGGAATGCACGAGGTGACATTTCAACTTCGCTTAGAAGTGCCTCGGCTAGGTTAACTTTAAACTGTTTATATCTCATAACTGTATTTATTCTATTTAATTTCTACGGAATACACTATAGACTATAGGATAGTCATGCTCGCCTACTACGCCATAGTTGACAGGCTTCTGTCCACCCATACGCTTTCTAAAATCACTCCACACCTCATCAAACACTGCCTCTGGATTTTCCTGGTATTCTTTTGTGTCTTGGCATTGGTCAGTAAAACCTTCGTAGTGAATGATGTAATTACCTACAGTATCATGGCCAACATCATCTGGAGTAAGTCCGTGTAGAAATTCTTCTACCTCAGGCTCTAATCTTGCTTCGCTTTCCTGTACAGATTGTTTGGCAAACGTAGCACTGCTAATAACTTTTACTTTGGCAGGGACACCTAAAGCCAATGCAGCATACAATCTTGTTCTACCACCAATTACATAAATTCCGGTAGCTAATTTTAATAATACCGGTGATGGATAATTTCCAGATTTAACTATATCAATAAGTTTACTTACATCATAATCACGTTTCCTGCCTTCTCCAGCATCGCGTGCCTGCATTAGTTTAGCATATTGCTGTGCTGCATCAGGGCCACCACTAATCTGTTGTATTGCTTTTAATGTTTGAACATCATTTCCTTTATTGGCAAGATTTTTTAATTTAGGAATACTTGCGGCAGGTATTTGTGTGTCTGGAGTAGCATCAATCATTGGTGCTATTTTTGCAACACTTTTTTTATCTTTACTAAAACCTAATTCTTTAACAAATTGTTGTATTTCCGGTACGGGTTGACCTACTAATTCCCATGCTTCTTCATCTGCTGATTCATTTAATCTTTTGCTTTCATCTAAGGGTTCTAGTGGAATGTTTAATTGCCAACTGTATACAGCCTTGCCATTTTTAAGAATATAAACTTTATCAGCTTTCTTATAGCTTAATAAACTACGGGCTTTGTTTCTAGCATGATCTAAATCATTACATGGAAACTCTAGACCTGCGTCAGTCTTTACGCTATATGTTTCTACATCTTCTTTTAGAAATTCTTTCGCTCTCATAATTTTTCTCTGCTCACTCTAGGCATCCCTCCAAGGCAGCAGCCGCCTCATAACACCAAACGGTCCTGGGTTATGTTGTATTAATCTACACCTAATTCTTTGTCGGTTTTTTCTACATAGGCTTTATGTAGTCTGTCAATATAGCCTTGATTACGTAATATCTTAAATGCTAGATTTTCTGTACTGTATTCTCCGCCATCTGCTAGGCCAGCTTTACGCATTTTTACTAGCCTGTCTTTTAGATGTTGTAGTTCTTCAACACTGCCGTCTACTATGTCCTGATCTATCTGTCTTACTAAACCAGCAACTTTAGCATTAATAGCACGATCGTTTAGTTCAGGTGGATCGTATGTCGGTACTTTTAACCATTTGCCATACAGCACACTGTATGCACCTTGACTAGCATTGTGTTCGCCTTCATCTTCTACATATAACTCTACTTCATGATCATGTATTAATATGTCATGTTCATCATTCCATATCTGTTTTTTAGCCTTGTAAAATGCTGATGCAATATCTTTGCATTCTAGATCACTGTATCGTGTTACTAGATGTAGATCAATATCTGAATACTCTGTATAATTATAGTTAGTTAAACTACCGCGCATAACAACATCAATAAGTTTAAAACTTGGCATGTCTAGATATTCTATAAAACGTTTGGCAATTTCCAACAGTTTATATCGTACCTCTACACGCATTTCATCACCACGCCATACATACATGTTTAGGCTGTTATGATATTCTACATTTTGTTTTACAAAATCTTTGGCTTTCATTTACTATTTCCTATTGTGTTGGTTTTTTGGGATTAAAATATTTGGCTTCCCATTTGCCATTTATTTTTTTCATTTCTATATGTTTATATGTCCATTCTTCTAATCCGCCATCGCCGTCTCTGCTACGTAGGAATGCTTGTCGGATATTGTAGGCCGGTATTAATTCTAATTCATTTATTGTCAGTATTTCATTTTCTTCTTCATAGGTTTCTTCTGCAGCACGTCGTGCCATGGTAGGACTTAGTTCAACAGCTTCTTTAGCCGCCAAAAACCAATCATTCACATCATAATTCCAATTCATATAATCAACATCATTTTCTGCGGCTTTGTCCCAGTCGATCTGGCCCTCTTCTTCATGCCCTTCTGGATACACATAACCTTCTTTGCGTAGCCACTCATACCAATAGTCGTCATTGTGTTCCCAATCGTTAACCATCTCCCAGACGTGTTCCATGACTATTTCACCAATCTGCATCAATGGTTCTTTTAAATCTTCATTGCTAGCAAACATGATCCAATCATTGATATAGCCTTCTGGCATTTCTTCCTTAAAGAATGGAATTAAGTTACCAAAACGATGCTCAAGCAAGTAAACTATATTTTCAACTGGATAATCCTCTTCGTTCATGAACTGTTCACTAGGGAAGTGTAGTTGATATTTCTCACCCGCATGTTTAGGTTGTTTAGGCAGTAGGATATACATCTGCCCATCTTTGTGATAGTGATTGAAGTAGTTAGTGCCCTGTGTTGATGCTGTGCACCAACGTGTACCTTGTCCATAGTAACAAGCTGCCGCTTGATCGTTAGGTATGACAATACGCACTTGATCATTTTCAAACGCAGTAACAGCATCACCTTTTTCTACGGCTTTCTTCTCACCAGGATCTTCATACTCATCCATTACAGCCACAAAGTCTGCTAGATCAGCATAACGCATGATGTCATTACGTGGTGCAGGGATTTTCTTTTTAAGTTTAAGTGTGTGGAATTTTTCAAGTGCTGGTTTAACTTTGCTTTCTAAATCTTCAATCTTTGCACCCCATCCACCTTGGGCATACATCTTAGCGAGGAACACGGTGTATTCTTTGTTC